AGCACTTCCTGTAGCTCAGCATCCGTGGCCATGCTCTCAGGAATGTCCAGCACCTTCCTGAAGGTGTCCACGTCCACCAGCGGTGGGCCTATGTCAGCCACGCTCAGGTCCTTTCTGGAAGGGGTGGGAAGCCCCAGCGGGGGCTAGGGGCTTCCCACCCACACCCGATGCCGCTACGGGGTTACTGAGCACTCCACCAGGGCCTCAGGGCGTCCCACCAGAGCCTTAGCGCGTGCCTCAGCCAGAATGGTGAAGATGTTGCTGGTGAAGGTGTCACCGTGGCTGTCGCTGACGTACAGGCTGATGCCCGTTCGGTTCAGCAGCGTCATCCCATCGGCAAAGCTGCCGACATACGCCGTTCCGACAGACACCGCGCCAGCAGGAACCACAGGCAGGCCCCAGTAGCTGGGACGCATGGTGGGCCCGTTCAGCGTGCCACCCATGACCTGAATGTCCAGGGCAGCGTAGTCAGCGGGGTTCAGCACGATGGCGTCAGCTGTGAATCCAGCGTTTTCCACCTCACCGATGCCCACTCTGATGGCGCTGAGCAGGTCAGCGTCAGTGGCGGTGGGAATGGTGGCAGCAATCAAGGCAGCGGCCAGCTCAGCCTCCACCTTGTCCATGACACCGCGTGAAAGGTTCTGCTCGATGAAGGACCGAACAGCGGTGGCGTCCTCCAGCAGCTGGCGCGTGGCCTGGACCCAGTGAGCGAACGTGTCAAGGGACACCGGGGTCACCGTGGCGCTGAGCGTTGCCTCAGGCTTCGGGTCACCCTCAGCCACCTTGCCAGCCAGCGGGGCAGCAGCTGGGTAGGTCACCCAGTCCACCACGTTGCTGGACACCTGGATCTTGCCCACCACAGCTGTGAGTGGGCGCTGGTCTGCCGGGGCAGCAGCGTAAAGCTTCTGAGCTGCTGGCATGAAGGCTGAGCCAGGGCTGGCGCCAGTCTCCAGCGGGGCGCGCATTTCCAGGGGTGACACCCCAGGAACCTCGATCTTGCCAGTGGAGCGCGCACCTGCCAGGAAGTCCTGGAAGCCACGCGACTCCAGGAAAACGTCAGCAAGGCTGGTGACCTCAGGGGCCTGCTCCTGCTGGCGCTCTTCCTGCCGGGGCTTCCCGATCTTGGCAGCCAGGTCAGCGTAGCGACGACTGGACTCCTGGGCCTCTCCGAACGTGGTCAGCTGGGCGTCAATCTCGGCACAGCGTCCCTGGATGCGCTTGACCTCAGCGGTTTCCTGCTCAGTCAAGCTGGTGCCACGCTCTTCAGCCTGGGTGGCGTAGGTCTGGATGGTCTGTGCGAGCGCTTCCCGCTCTTCCATCAGGTTCTGAAGGTACTTCATGGTGGGCCCTCCCTGGGGCGTCTGGGTTCGGATTACGTCACGTTGCCAGGTGCCTCAGGTGATCGGCCAGCTGGTGCTGGTGATCGGCCATCGTGCGGCCTTACGGGGTCAGTCTAGCGCCAGGTGATGATGGGGGCGCCAGGGTCCACGTTCGGCGCGTCTGGAAGCTTCAGCCAGTACAGGTCCAGGCCAGCCTCCCGAACGCTCAGCACCTTTGCGCCTTCATAGGCACCGATGGGCACCAGTGAAGCCTCATGGAGCGCTGCCTCAGTAATCTCACGCGCCCCATCCTCCCCAAGCTGCTCCCTGACAGAGTGGAAGCCCACGCTGACCTCTGAGAGCAGCCCATCCCTAAGCTCAGCCAGCGCTTCCTTGCCAGCTGGGCTGGTCAGGCCCAGCTGAAACTCAGCCACAGGGCCCTCAGCGGTGTCCTTCACCCACACAGCGCGCCCCACAGGGCGTTTCAGGTCATGCGCTCTCAGCAGCATCAGGTCACGGTTCTGGGATTCCCTGTGCTTCAGCGTCTTTGTGAAGGACCCTGGGAGGAAACGCTCACCAGCTGGATAGCCAGCAGCCATGGTGGTCTGCCCATAGGGCACCAGCAGAGCTGTCACCAGCCCTTTGTCCAGGTTTGCCTCTCTCAGCTCAGCTGGGTAGTGCTCACGCTGTGGCATCTGTCTGGCCTTCCTTTGGGGTGTCGGCAGGTGGCACCACTTCCAGCTGCCGTGGTTCCTGGTGGGGTTCCATCGGGGGCAGGTCCTCCATGGCCCTGACCTCATCCACAGTGAGCCACCCATCAGCTAGCCCTGTGGAATAGTAGCTGACCCTGGTGGCTGAATCGGCGCGCGCCAGCCCATCCAGCTGGGCCTTCACAGTGGTTCCCTGGGGCAGCTCAGCGTCCAGCGCTGACTCCAGGCGCCTAGCCCACGGCTGAAGGGTCATCTGAGCAAAGGACCTCATGCGGCTTTCTATGTTTGCGTAGGTGCTGCCGTCAGATGGCAGCCCCAGCATGAAGGGTTCCACCCCAAAGGCGTTCGCCACGTCCAGCGTGGTCAGGCGTTTCCCTTCCACCAGCTGTGCCGTTTCAGGGGTCATCTGGATGGGCACAAACTCTGTGGAAGCGTTCAGGACAGCCACCTGGCGCTTCCCACCACCATGGCTCTCAGCCCACTTGCTCTTCAGCGCTTCAGCCTGGTCACTGGTCAGGTTCGGCGCTGTCACCTTCAGGTAGCCAGCTGGCACCCCAGCTGTGAATAGCCCAGTGGAGTAGGCCCTCAGCGCTGCCCCTTCAGCCCACGCCAGCTTGTGCCCAGTGATGGCACCACGCCCACGCCCATTCCAGTAGGGCCCCATGCCCCGAACGTGGATCAGGTCAGAACGTGGAATGCGCTCCCACTGGGTGCCACCGCTCACGTCCACCCAGTAACCAGGATCAGGGCGCCTAGCGTCAGTGTCAGCAGCTGTCACCACTTCCACCAGCAACGGGTGAAGGATGAACAGCGGGGGCACAGGTGCCCCGTTAGCGTCCCTGACAGGCACCCAGATGAAGGCATCACCGTAGTGAAGGGCGCTGATCAGGACCTCAGACCAGAACGCCACAGCTGGCTTAGGCGCCACCCCATCAGGGGCGTAAGCGCTCACCCTCAGGTCAGGGCGCGCCAGCGCTGGGTCAGTGATCCACCGTGGGGTGTCCAGCTTTTCCCTGCCCCGGTAGACCTCCCACGGCAGCCCAGCCAGCGTGTCACAGATGAGACTGGTGGCCCTGGTGACAGCTGGAAGGCCCTGCCCATACTCACCAGCTGTCCCAGCCAGGTCCATCCTGTTCCCAGCGTTCAGGTCCAGAGGGGCAGCCACCCAGCTAACAGGCCAGGCATCTGACCCCAGGTAACGGTCCAGGTTCGGGATAGTGTCACTCAGAATGTCCTGGCCAGCCACGTTCGTTCTGGTCCTTGTCCACCAGGCCACAGGCCCTCCCACTAATAGATGGCTGGGCTGGCGCCCTGGATAGTCAGGTGCGCCCACGTCACCCACAGGCTACAGCGTGCCGCGTCCACAGGAACAGGTGAGCGCGTCCCACTCATCACAGGCCCACTCTCTGAAGCCACCACCGCTGCCCCAGTGATCTGTTTAGCCAACACTGGGTCACCATCGTGACAGAGCAGCTGCTCCACAGCCAGCCCCTGGAATAGATGAGTGGCCTGGCGTGTCTCCCTGATCCCACACAGGACCACTTCACCTGGGAAGGCATCACGCGCCACCATCTTGTCCAGGTTCGCACCCAGCAGCAGCGTGGTCCCCGGTCTGTCAGCTGCCAGCTGGTGGGCCTCAGTCAGCGCCTTGATCAGTGTGAGCCTGTGCTCAGCCTTCAGGCAAACCTTCCCAGCAGGGTCCTTCCAGCTCTTCACCAGCGTCACCCCACCACCACCGATGGCTTCCAGCGCCAGCACCAGGGGCACCCCACCAGGGACCTTCAGCCCTGGCGTGGCCATCCCAGCCCAGCTGTCCTCATCCACCAGGCCCAGCCTGGAATGCTTAGGCCACTGATTCAGCCACTGGGCGCGCCAGGACTCTTCACTGGTGGATGACACCCACTGTTTCCTCAGGAAGCTCTCACGCTTGGCATCCCAGTAGGGGCTGGCCTCACGCCACCCAGCCAGGTCATCAGGCTCACGCGCTGGATGCCCAGACCACTCCATCAGCAGCAGACTGTCAGGCTGATCCAGCTGGAGCAGCCCAGCCTTCCTCAGCCCAGGCATCAGCTCAGTGGCCTCAGGGTGAGCTGTGCTGATCAGCCACAGCTGGGGTGACTCCACTGTGATCTGGGTGGGCGCCAGCTGGTCATCCACCACAGCTGGGGCCACGTCCCACGCTTCATCCACAAACGCCAGGGACAAGGTGAAGCCATAACCAGCAGCGTTCACAGCGCGCACCAGCCACCGCGCCCCGTTCGGGTGCTCTATCCGCTGCTCACCATTAGCCTGCCTGGTCACCCATCGGGGCTGCTCCATAGCCCACACCATGGCTGGCCTGAGCACTTCCCTGGACACGTCCAGATGCCTAGCTGTGAATAGGCAGGTGTCAGGCTGGGCATTCCCGAACCTGTGCCCATGCTCCATCCTCCACTGGATCACCCACCTGGCCAGGGTGCTCTTCCCCACCTGCCTAGTGGTGGACAGCCACACCGTTTCCCAGCACAGCGAACCATCCTCACGATGCTCCAGCGCCCGATAGACCACCAGCCGCTGCCACCACCTGAGCTTCAGCGGGGCAGCCTGGGCGTCTATCCACTCCACCGCTTCAGCCCCATAGCTGCCGACAGCCTCAGGGTGCCTCCCGGTCATCATTCTGGGCCAGGTGTCAGTCACCCCTGGAGCATCCAGCCCCCACTGGGCAAGGTCAGCCCAGATAGGTGGGGCTTCCTGAGATAGCTGGGGCTCATCGGTGGAGAGCGCCAGGGCCCCCATCGTTCCTCTGGGGTTCCCTGGGGAGACGCTTCCCACT